TAGTGACTAAGACAGGACACCCAACAGTAGGTATTCCAGGTGCTAATAATTGGAAGCCCTATTACACAAAAATACTTGACGACTTTGATACAGTTATCGTACTAGCAGATGGTGACAGTCCAGGGTTAGAGTTCGGCAAAAAGATTAGCCGAGAGTTGGGCAATGTAAACATCGTTCAGATGCCCGAAGGGCACGATGTAAACAGTATTGTTTTACAGGAAGGAACGGAGTGGATAGATGAAAGAATCAGAAAATGCTTCATACGATAACCAACCAGAAGTATGGGATTACATCAGAGAAAACCCTAGAATTATGGGGCTACCATTATCAGATAGCAAAGCAATAGATATCTGCACAGCACTACTAGACGTTTACGAGACGCTGGTCAAAGACCCAGAAGCAGCCAAGACTTTACTCAGTCTACTAGCCACAGTTCTGGTAGGTTCAGCAGAAGGACAGGGCAAGGAAGTAATAGAAGAAGTAATGGTCATAGAAGCAATGCAGGATTTAGACCACAGGCTGAAAGGAATATTAGATGAAGGACACTGAACATCTAGAAGAAATCCTAAGTCAACTAAGAATCATAATGATTAGGAAGCATCAGGACTACGGCCCATACAACATAGCCAATGCTCCAGGCGGGGCAATGAATGGGTTGATAGTCAGGATGCACGACAAAATGACACGGCTAGAGAACCTGCACTACAACCACAAAGGCAACACGCCGAACTATGAACCTATCGAAGATACCCTGCTTGACCTAGCAAACTATGCAATAATAGGACTAATGGTACAAAGAGGTTTTTGGGAAGGCTTGAATGGCACAGGAGTACATAACTGAGTATGACGCTTTAGTAGCGTCATTAGCAGTAGAGTATCACCGCAGGTATCCAATGCTTGAGGTGTTGGATATACAACAGGTGTTATGGCTTTGGTTCCTGACCCATACCAGAAAGTATGCTGAGTGGTCTAAGTTAGAACAAAAAGACAGAGACAAGTTGATAGCCAAATCCCTACGCAACGCAGCAATTACATACTGTGAGAAAGAAAAAGCAAAAACAATTGGCTACGAAGTATTAGATTTATATTACTACGATGCTACAGTTATAGAAGCATTCCTACCTAGTATTATTTCTGAAACATATGAGATGCCAAGCAAGATAAAAGATTTGAACTTTAAGTTTAATAAATCAGAAGCCAATAACGATGGCAAGAACTGGCTAGTGTTGCGGTCAGACATAGCAACAGCCTTCTACAGATTATCAGAGGCTAAACAAAACATACTCAGAATCAAATTCAGCACAGAAAACAACGAGTGGGCTTTGATAGCCAAGGATTTAAAGACAACACCAGATGGTGCTCGTATGAAAGTACAGCGTGCTATAAATTCACTAATCAGAAACCTTGGCGGATGGCGCCCATTTACAGACAATGACTCTCCAGTTGTAGAGGAAGATGAAGATGAGCCAACCGAAACACATTAGAGACCTGCTGCATATCAAGGACTACAGCAAGGCTATGGACCTACGTGGTGAGCCGACAGAAGTATGTGTCTGTGGATGCGATGTCTTTATTATGTTAGGTGGATTTGTAGATGGGGAGATAGCATTTTATTTTACAGACGGGGAGTGCGCTAGTTGTGGCAGTATGGTAACTCTGCCTACCCCATCAGGAGAGGATGACGGCATTGCCACTTTATGATTTTCAATGCAAGGCTTGCGGTGCATTGACAGAACACACAGAGAACATACCGCCAGCCTGTCATCTTTGTGGAGAGATGATGGTTAGACTATGGACATCAACGCCAGTGCACTTCAAAGGCACAGGCTTCTATGTAACAGGAGGATAACAATGCCATATTATGGACGTGATTTAACAAAAAATACTTCATTACATATGGGATATTCAGTCAGGTTTGCACTTGGATTTACTATAACTAGATACGGGTTTGACTTAGATATAGGTCCTGCTTGGATATCTGTAGAGTTTAATAGATTATTTAAGAAACATTATGGGTTTGATTCGGATGACGAATGATAGTAGAACTCAGCCAGGAAGAAGTCAGAGTCTGCACACTACTAGCAGTAGAGCGTTGGCTAACTAAGTTTGGCTCAATAGATAAACCTAACTACGCAGAAGGTAAACGGTTGGGTAAGTTAGAGCCAGAATTAAATGCCAACATAAGAGCCAATGTATCTGAATGGGCAGTAGCCAAAGAGTTTGACCTGACTTGGTCTGTGCCGTGGTATCCAAACAGCCTACATAAACGGCGCAAGAACATATCAGATGTCGGTGACTTTGAGGTTAGAACTGTCAGGACACAGACAGCGATACCTTTCTGGGAGAAAGACAAGGACAGAACTATCTTTGGTACTAAGGTGCTGGATGTAGAGTACTATTCTAAGGTAGAAATATACGGCAAGTTCAAAGGCTCTGACTATATGACAGAAGAATACAGAGATGAATCTATCGGAGGCTGGCGAGTCCCCATAGAACTTCTCTCCAGTTAGGGGAAGACTGGGAGAAAGCAAAATAGACCCCCTATCCAATTAAGGTAGGGGGTCTATTTGTGTCTGTAATCGCCTTACAGCGTGTTTAAAGGGCTACTCAGCACCTCTGCCAAACTCAGTGGCGGATGGGTCTAACCACTTCAATACTGGTCCAAGGAGACCAGCAAGTGCTGCTGTTCCTAGAACCTTAAGGTTAGTTTCTCCTGCTAGGTAGAGTGCGATGGCAGCGGCTGCTGCGGCACGGAACCAAGTCAGCGATAGTTGCTTTAGTTGTTCCATTAGATTGCCTTTCGTTTTGTATTGTGAACCTTACAGCAGGTGCAGACTGGTACCAGTGTGGTACCTATTGCTACCTTCTTCTTAGGCTGTGGCTGTAGGTTAGCCATAATCTGATTCACAACTTTAGGTTGATTCAGCCACCAGAACCAGGGGCTAGTGTCGCTACGGTGAGTAGCGTTAATAGAAATATGTAGATGCTTAACGTGAGGATTACTACCTGTGTACTTCCTATTGCCTTCTTTGCGTCTGGCTCTTGACCAAATTTTTTTATTGTATATAAGGTAATCCACTCGTTCATCTTCTTTAAGTTTCTCAAAAATAATTGCACAATCAATACCGCTCTCAGGGTCGTGGGTTAAATCTACTGCTAGCCCAGTATTGTGGTCCGAATTCGGGCTGGCTTTCCGATGCGCTAACGAAGGTAACAATCCGTCTGATAGTTTCTTGCGCTTCGGAAACAGCGCTGTCGCCTGACGGAGCACAGCAATAGCAGCAGGTGACGCTACTTTGGCTACAGGTTTCATCAGATGTCTTCTTCATCATCTTCCCAGTCAGGAAGGATAGGTACTATTGGTTCTATCGGATTATCCCAAGGTCTATGTATGCTCATTTTTTTAACGCTTCTTTCACAAACTCTGTAAGTAACTCTACTTTATTTTCAAGTGCATCTACTTTATCTTTAACACTAGAGCCCCCATTAGGGCGTAGTTCATATAAATAATGCTTGACCATCCAGCGCACAGCGCCAGCAAATCCAGCAATCAAAGTAAATATGGCTACGGCTAGGCCAGCCCATTCAGTAGGTGTCATTACACAGTCCTTACGAGTATGTCAATCGTTCCGCCATAGCCAGAAAATCCTCTATCTGGTGGAGTCATCCGAGTGAAGGTGATTTGTTCTATTACAACCTGACGGCTTTCGCCAGTCTGTAAGTCCTGCCAAGTTACAATGTCTCCATTTTCTTCAATGGATTCTAACTGTCCTATACGGTCATTAGCACGGCCTTCATAGCCAAGTGTTACATTGTACTTATCTGTCTCTACGTCATAACAGAAAACAGGAAACTTAATTATTCGTTGTCTAGGTGTAGCAATAGTAGCCTTTGCCTGATACCCCTTGAAGAGGGGACCTTTACTACTATCTGTTCCATCTCTAGTTAAAAGAAATCTATATGCTAAAAATTCTTGTGCTCCCGTTGGCTGGCTAGTAGCCACCTCTACTGCTGGAACTGATGGGTCGTAAGTGACTGTGTCATATATTGTGCCGTCTGCGTCTACTGTTTGTAAAGACATAGACCCAAAAGTAAATACACCACGGCCTACTAGACGCTTAAAGTTTTTAGGTTCTAGTGTGTTATATCTGATAAAGCCTGTAGTTATAAAACCACTACTTACTTTTTCTGTATCTTTTTCTATCCAGATACCATCACCTGCTACAACAAAAGCCACTCTATCGCTAGAGCCTAGGAAGGCTACGGTTGCAGCAGTAGATGTAGTGCTAGTAGCAACTAAATCTTTAGCAAACGGAAAGAGCAATGTCCCTAATTCTACAGATAAATCAATGCGATACAGTCCTGCCTCAGTACCAACCAGTCCTGATACATAAGCAAATCTATCCCTAAATGCTATGCCTTTAAAGTCACCTTCAATAATTATAGGGCCATACTTAATGCTGCCATCATCTTGGACTGCTGCGACTCTAACGCCTTTGCTAGTGCAAATAATCATATAGGTGCCAAGGTATATATCTATAGCATTAACTATCTCAGTGACGGGGAACTGTGCTATCTCAGTAGGCGTAGCCAAGTTAGGAAAACCTAGGGCAGTTGTGCCTGTAGTTAAACCAATCTTAAAGATAGAACTATTGCTACGATTCTTACCAGAAAAGTAAATAGCATTAGGTCCTTCACAGATACTAGTCCATACCCAAGCGCTAGTAGGGTGTGTAAAGGTAGCGGTAGGCAGGGCTGTAGTAGCGTGACTACCAGATGGACTTACATTAGGGTTAAGTTCATAGATAGCATTTGCTACACCAGCCATCAAACGCTGCTTAACAAATCTAACAACAACGCTGCTAGTACCAGTAGCATATGTAGTTCCATCAGATGTGGTGCCACCAATATTACCTACGTGAAGTGCTACTTCGTCAGCAGCAAAGTATCTAGTTCCATCTGTAGTTATGCTGGCAAAGACTTGGTTTGTGTGGGCTGCATCTAAAGTGTATGTGCTGGTAGTTGCAGTGTCACCTGACATAGAAATCTTCTTTAAATTATTGCCGTCTGCAAATACAATTACATCATTGGTACTATCATTAGCACCCATAATCAATGCTGTATTGCTGGTTGAATAGACTTCTAGTGTGTCATTAAGAAGGGTTACTTCACCTTCTGTCCAGACATCTACCCCTTGGCTATCTGCAAAGCGAGATGTGCCTTCGCCAGGGATAAGTGCTGGGTCATAAAAAGTAATGCCAGCCCCCTCGTGAAAGGAAGACTGGCTTCTAATCCACCAACCAGTGAGCGTTTGCTCACCAGGTTCTGTCTGGTTATCAAATTGTTCTTTCTTATATGGAGCAGTCTGGCGTATGTAAGGTTTGGCATCAGAGATTGCATAGATAAATGGCATACCGCCAAGAGCAACATCATATGCTATGTCAGTATTCTGCCAGATAGAAGTGTCAGAAACTACACCAACATCAACAGCAATCGCTCGCGTTGCACGACCTTCGGTGACATCACGCCCTGCCATTTATTCTCCTTGTTGTTCTTTAAGTTTAGTCTTTAAATGTTCGTTAGCCCAATACAATGCATAGTAGTCATAGTCAACGCTAAA